AGTAACAGCACCTTGACCCATAGTAGAAACGTTATCAGTGGAAGTGTCGATTTCATCAATTAGTATATTTTTGTAACTACCCGGATCAACTACTGCCCATAGTGGGAAATTAGCCGGAACATTATTCTCCATTAATTTTTCTTTGATTACCGCAAAAGTTTCATAGCAATCATCTGTAGAAAAAGGGTCTCCAGTTACATCTGTACTATCAACAGATACTCCTGCATCAGTGTTCATTCCAGCAATATATTGGTCTGCCTCATCATTCAGAGCATGAGAAGCCTCGTCCATCGCTTCATCCATTTCATTTGCGTTTGATTGTGCTTCATCAATATCTGATACCTTGAATGCAAAATATTTTTGTTGGTCCACAGTCAATTTAGTGGAGGCATCTTCAAGCTCTTCATAACTGATTTCAGATCCATCATAATCGTTAACATCAATTGCTCCGATGCTTCCAATTTTTACAGTGTCTCCAAATGAAGCTATATCCCCGGAATATTCATTGTTACATACCTGAGCAAATACATGATTTTTTCTAAGATTAGCGAGTAGTCTAGCTTTCCAAATTGTGGGCTTAAAATTCTCAATAGCCATTTATTATCATCCTTTCTCAAAATTATTTATTTCCATCTAAAGACTTTGATATTTGGTCCCAATTTCTATTAATTTCATCGACTGACATATTATCAAGGTCATTAATATTTGTTACAGTTTCTTCAGAATCTCCATCGACTGGTTCCTGACCACTAACTTTTTTCTTACCAAACAAAGATGGCCTTTTTTTTCTTACTTCTTCTTTATGCTCATCTATATTCTTTAATTTGTTATTATCATCAAGCTCTAACTCTTCAATATTGAAATCAGACACTAATAAATCTACAGCATCCTCAGGGACATTAGAAGCCAGTAATTCTTTTTCCAGTTGTGATTTTTTTTGTATTTCCTTAATGCGCTGTTCTTTTTCCTCCGCAAACTGCTCTTTTTCCTCTTTTATTTGCTCGATTTCTTCTTGTAATTCTTCATTTTCTTCTGCATAACTTTCCAGGTCCTCTAATTGTTCTGATGTTTGATTAAGTTGTTTTTCAGTTTGTTCAAGTTCAGCTTCGACTTCTTCGAGTTTATCAGCTTTTTTATTGTATTGCTCTTTCGGAACAGCATGCTTTGGAAATTCCTGCTTGATTCTTTCGACTATTTCTTCAGTGTTTTCATCTTCCAGTTCAGTATTATCTAATATATTTTCTAACCATTCCATTTTATCCACTCTCCTTTTAGTTTTTATAGGGTACTACCCTATCAGGATTGATTTTATAGAGTTTACTCTCTACGGTCAGAGTTTTACGACTTCGCCGGGTCAGGTAATTGTTAATTACGAACAACCATTCTAGATTCTTTTTCTTTAAGTTTTTCGTTAACTTCTTCAGTAATTCTATTTAAAACATCATCAGAAATAACTGAACTACCATCTGTTAAAGAAAAAACTTCATTTTCATCTTCTTTTATTTCTTCGGTATTTCTTATAAATAATTCTCTTTCAATCTCATTGCAAACTTTCTCTATTCTTTTATACTCATTATCTAATTCTTTTAATTCCATTAAATAATCAATTAATAATATAATCCTTTTTTCAACATCCATTTTTTATCCTCCTTTTAGTCTTCTTCAATTACTTCTAATCCAATGTGTCTGTTCTGTTCACCAAAAGATAATTTATTGCCTTCTTTTGCAATAATCATAAATTCAGGGGGAATATATTCAACTTTTCCTATTTCATCCTGTTCTCTCCATATAAATCTAAATTTAATCTTATCTCCTACTTTTATTTCCTTCCCATTTTTATCTGTTATACCAATTTTTGTTCCTTTTTCAAACAATTTATTCACCTTCCTCAACAACAATATAACCAGTAACACACCGGCAATTAATATCTTCAGCAGCATCTCCCATTTGCCCTGGCGTTGGTCCTCTTGCTCCTGAAGGACTTACAAAATCTTCATCAATAGGAATAGCATTGTCTTCGGAATATTTCTCCCCCATTTTCTCATGGTCGGCAGGAGTGCCATCATCAGCATCTCTAACCCTTGCATCCCCGGAGTCAATCCAGTATTTTCTTAATTCCACGCCTTGATTAGCAGCATATTCAATAGATTCTTTTTTTCCCTGTTCCTGGACTCTGTGTCCTTCAGTCCGCACAACTCTCATAGCCTTTGAATAATCGTTTTCAAGTCCTTCTTTCAGCCTGCTTGACATATCAGTATAAGTCTCATTATTCATTAATCCTTGCCCTAGAGTTTCCTGTATTCTCACAATAATATCCGATCTTCTCCTTTGAAGTCTCTCATTCAAGGTTAGACCGGATATAGGATTCTGTAAGGCAGCCTGTGCCATTTCTCTTTTGTATTTTCCCTGTATAACTCTACCAGCAGCTTCCTCAACTAATTCTTTTGTCTCTTGGAAACTGGTCTTATATATACTCCTAACTGTCTTCCTGGTAGTAGCTCCATTTTCAACCCAGAGGTCATTCATAGCCTGTCTTACTTCCTTGTTTAACTTTTTCCTACGTCCATATTTTTGCATTTCCTCAAAAGTTAATTCACCACCGACAGCATAACTATCAAACTTTGACCGGATAAGATTTCTTGTTTCTTCAAGTGCTTTCGCATAGTTTTCCGATATTTCCCTGCCGGCATTTCCTTTCATTCCTTGCACTCTGGCAACCAAACTTTCAAATGTAATCGGTGTGGCCATTATTCATCACCTTCTTCATCTTCCTCCGGCATTTCAACATTATCTAAGTCAATTCTATCCATAATATCTTCATCCATTAACCCCTGTTCTTTTTCTACATCATCTACATAAGGGTGATTAGCCAATCGTGTCGGTTCACTAATATGCCCGTGTTGGTCTTTGTTAGCATCCAGCATTTCTTTTTTATTCATAATCATAGACCTGTCGAAATTAATACTTTTAATCTCAATTGGTTCCTGTCCTTCGATCTCTCTATACCTGTTGACAAACTCAAAAAACCTTCTCAATGTCTCCTGGACCTTATCCTCAAATTGGTCACATTTCAAATCTAGGAGTGCGAATCTGGCCTTAATCATAACATTAGTTACATTCCCGGAATCAAATTCAAGAGGGTTGACTCCCTGGCCAAACTTGAATATATCTCTTTCTAATTGTTTAATGTCAGTTTTCCTAGCTTCGGTAGGAATATCAGTTGTTTCCTGTCGTACTTCTCCATCATGAGCCACCTTAATGGCATGGTATTTCTTAACCATATCTAAAAAATCAGTCAAATTTTCACCCTGATACCCTTTGAGCACCCAATGGACATCAACATGATCTTCAAGGTTATTTACAAAATCAGAATTAATCAAGTCATAAGCATCTATAAAAGCCTTAATGGGATTTAAGTCTGTATCCTCTTCATCATTATTATACAGAGGAACAAAAGGCACTCTGCCCCATGCTAAATCTTCTCTTTCATGTGTAGTCTGATTAATAACTAATTCCCTTTGAAAGTGGTACCTCGGATTTTCATAAGGACGAGTAAATGCTGAATCCTCTGCCATATATTCCGGTTCAAGTATATAATACAAGTTGTCTGCAAAGTTCTCCTGGAAAAAAGCCACTTCTTCTTCATCCCAAACTTCCACCCTGTTAACACTTACCATTTCATTTTTATCATTAAGAACTCTGATTTTATAATACCTTATAACAAATTCAAGCTCATCTTTATTGTTGGGTTTGTACACTGGTATGACTTGCTCCGAATCAATTTTTTTATATCCAAAATTTCCTTCATTGTCGACATAAAGCTGCAGCCAACCAACCGACTTTTTACTCGCATCTTTGGCTGTTTTTCTCAACTTATACTGCAAGTTTTCAGGATCAATTATTTCTTGCAACTCATCCTTATCATCAGTTTCAATAGCCATGTCATTTCCCAGCAAATAATTAATTTTTTGGTCAACTAAAATCTTAAAGAAGCCACTAGGTAATTTGTTATTGGCCTTATAGGGATCTTTTATTCGTCGTGGGTTGCCCTGTTCATCTTCAGCATAAACATAAAAAGTCCTATTCATTATTTCAATATTTTTTGATCGGTAATATGCCTTCGCTTCTTTCATCTCTTTTCGTTTTCTACTGCTCTCAAAATCAGATATAAAATTTTTAATGTAATCGGTCAAATTCTTTGGTTCCTGAAACTGCAAAAACTTATTAATTCCAGTAGCGATTATTACCACCCCCATCCTTGCTTGTCTCCATGCTTGAAATACATTGCTATATTATCAATGCAATCATCATGCTTGTTTTCTTTTTCATCTTTGTTATAATCCCCGGCTTCCTTCAAAAATTCTTTATAATTTTCATCTCCATCATCACGGACAAATAAATCCATTTTTATTCTGCCGGATTGGCTTAATATTTTTTCATGTTTGTTTTCGCTGGACCGGAACTTTTGAACTTTAATCTTTCCTTTGGTCCTCCGTTTCATTTCGCTTTCATAATATAAACCTTCATGATTTTCCTCTACTCTAACAAAATCAGGCTCTAATTGATTAATTTTGCTAGCCATAATCGGTATAACTACATCAGCATCCCTGTCATCTTTGTAAGCCTCAATTAAATAATGCTGGTTATCGTTATATTTTGCATATATACCCAGAGTAGCACTATCAGAACCACTGGAAGCAGTATCAATAATAGCTGTTATTTTACCAGCTTGATTTAAGTTTAATCTATCTAAAGAAAACTCTTGAAACTCCTTAATCAATGCACCTTCCGGCTTGACAAATTTTCCTTTTGCGTACATCAAATATAATTCTCTATTGGTTTCTTTAAGTTCTTCAATAGCTCCAATTTGTTGTTTTGTCAAGTAAGGATTATCCTTGTAAGTAGTAACAATTACCATGCAATCAGTGGTAATCTTTTCCTCATCAACTTCAACTGATATTTCTTTCTCAAAAACTTTTGGCCTTCCATCTTCAAAACTTTCAAATACTTTGTCTGGCTTTTCCTTAAAAAACTTCTCATTAACAAACCCATCCTGGTTGACCGGGTTCATTGTCAAATATAATTTTCTATCTTTTGGTTGGCCGCCTCTTAATTGCATCTGTAAAGCCTTAAACTGTTCATAAGTTATATTCTCCGATTCTTCATACCAGGCAGCAGTTACTTCATTCAAAGATTTCACTCTTTTTTGTTGTTTTTTAGAATGATAACCTTTAAATATTGCTGAATTGCCGGTTATTTTATGTTCAATCTTTGCCGGCTGTTTTGTGCTATGGAATAACTTGCTTAACCCAAAATCATCAATTCTTTCCAATATATTAGTTTTTACGCCTTCATTGATGTTAGTTTCTACATCTTCAACTACAAGGAATTTATAATCATTACAATTATTCAAATTCAAAGTTGCTAATTGCCCCATAAAAAAAGTTTTGCCGGAGTTTCTACCTCCGACAAGAATATAAACATCGTATTCAGTTTTTAAGACATAATCGAAATAAATCGGTAATACTTCAACATTTTTAGTCTCCCTCATGGCCATCATTATCACCACGGACTAAATTTATATCGGGTAATTTATCAACTTCCATTGAAATATCTCTCTTATCTTCCCACTTAAAGTTATTTTTCAAATTAAACTGAACACCAGAGGTTTTACCCTGCCCTCTGAATAATTGTTCCTCTGCATACATCTCGATTTTAGCCTTCGCACGCCTAATCGTGTCAAAATACCTGTCATCATACTCATTCTGATAATTAAGCAATGTTTGTCTCGTAACACCTAAAGCAACTGCTAAACCGGAAATAGTCCAGGGTCTTATCCTTTTTTGGTAAACTTCTC